ACCCAAAGACAATTCCTTTGTTTCTTCTAGAATCTCCGCAGTCATTTGTAACAACCTCACATCTCCGTCATACTTTCACACAAGTAACCTCGATGAGTACCAGGTACCAAATCAATTTGAATAAGTAAATTATGAGCAATAGATTCAGGGGAAACCTGATGTGCAATTTTAATCAACCCACAAGGGAAATTGCCACCTTTTCCGAATGTTTTCCCACCAACTGAAGTTGCAGAATAGGAAACCACGTCATGAATAGCCAAACCAGACAATTGGTTGGCCCCTCCGGGATACATAGTATCAGTATGTACCCCATCGTTCTCAAACGGATATGGAGAAATATTATTCTCACTAACCAAATCCGTAATAACCGTATCGATCTGGTCTGTACCTTCATTGAAGAGAGCAGCCATCCAATTTTCGGCATTAAATCCATTTACCGAATCTGCATCATCAGGTACATTCGGATCTACAACGTTTGGTAAACCACGTGACGCTGCGTATCCTTCAATCAAAGATACAGCATCTAACCCCGACACCGGAGAAGTTCCGGGATAGTTAGCCCCTACGGCTATAAGTTCTCTAGAACGAACATTATCAGAACCATCTGTCATAGGAATGACAACTTTAGATGCTTCCCACTCGCCAGGAGTTGCAGCAAGACCACTTGATGAAATTGGCATCAAATTGGCTGCGAATCCTTGTGTATGATGTTCTGCGTCGGCGTAGATTTTGAAATCCAAAAATCTTGGTAAGATACTTGGAGTCTCCTCAGATGATTCCTTTATCATCTTAGACCAAGTTCTCATTCCCTTTTCCCATGAATTACCCATGGTCCAAGTGTTTGGAAGTTTTTGGATTTGAACCGATCCAAAACCATTTCCAACTAGGAATTTAAATCCACTTACAGCCCAATTAATTCCTTGACGATAAAATCGTCTATTTACTATACTCGCAACTTGTGACAAATCAATGTAATTATTTGTAACAGCCCCTGCAGATGTGCTAGGAGTTGCAAACAATAGTGTCATTTCACTAGGTTCAATATTCATGGTTTTACGCTTCGACTTTCTCTTCGCCATGAATGTAGTGTGGGACTATACAATGTATAATCTTTGTCCACACCACCCCTGTGAAGACTGTGGGGTCTACGACTGAACGAACATAAGCGGACTTATCTTCTCTCACCTTCACGCCTCTTCCACCGAAGGTGGAATTCTAAGAACGTTTCGTTCTCTTGCATTCATGTTTAGCGAATTTATCACTAAAATCGCAACAGCCGAGTCTACAAAAATCTCCTGATCCAAAAAGGGACAGTTGATGTTGTACTATACGTGCCTCACCCGTTTTCAAGATTGAATCCGGGATATTATTCCGGCGAAACGCCAGTTCATTAGGACACAATCGATTCCTGTCAACGTTGCATACTCTGCAAGTTAAATCGTTACAGGTCATCTCCAACACCCGCAAGACGGGTATCTCCAACTGCCGCATAAACTGCATCTGTTATAGTTACGAATATTCATTCTTCTTCCTCCTTGCAGGCTTCGCATGTATCACTATACATGTATCCACAGATACCTTTGCAAGTCATTCTTCTTCCTCCAGGGGGAGTATCATGTTGTAATCCAAGAGTTCCTTGATTACTTCTTTCATGGACGAATCCTCATGAGGTTGGACTCTAGTCCACGTCCATTTTCCATTCTTCTTATGTCTCCAGTATAATGTCGCCATGTATACAGGTTGTATACACTACTATATGAATCATTCTTCTTCTGCTTCTGCGATAACCAAGTTATTCCAGCATTCATAGCAAATTCTGGCTTCGCCATCTAAAATAGCAACCTCGCCACATTCTGGGCAGGGTTTCTCTTTGTCTATATTTCCAGAGGTCATGACCTTCCCTCCTGTCGAGCAAGTTCACGGTCGAACTTACGCTTTATTTCTCTCTTGATCTGCGAACGCATATATGCATCAGTCGTTGAACTAAACATCGCATATTCAAGAATACCAGTGAGAACCCCAATACTCTTACGAGCAGCGTTCCCTCCTGGACCAGGTATAACGCTAGCAATACCAGCGCCAATACCCATACCACTTCTAACAGTACGTTGCAAAGTTTCATGAGCAGATGCCATTCCAATTTGTTCCAACTTCTGTAACCGAATCTCATCGAAATTACCTTCAGATAGAATGTAAAAAGCAGTCATATCGTCTAACGCTTCAAAGACTTCTTTCTCTGTGATCGGTCCATATTCAGTTTCGAATAATTTACCGCCAATTTCAAACCACGGCATAATTCTCACTTCTTTTTTCTGTAAGTCTTTTTTTGCCCTGGATTTGCATGAAACATGCATTTTCTTTTGCCTTTTAGGGCATGAGCCTTACAACGGCGTTTTCCTATCTTGTGGTTGCATTGCATCAGCAAACACCCACACCAGCAACATACGCTTTTTCAAGAAGTCCAGTTGAATAAAGCAAAATCGTTACGATCATTGCCTCAACTCGATTCTCTCTTAATTGTGATATCAACTTTGCACCCAAAGACAATTCCTTTGTTTCTTCTAGAATCTCCGCAGTCATTTGTAACAACCTCACATCTCCGTCATACTTTCACACAAGTAACCTCGATGAGTA